CTTTAATGCTGGGAATAAAAATGGCTGTGCAAACATGAAGCGAGTCCCCATCTCAACAAAGATAGAATATTCAGCTGGTGAGATAACTTCTGCTTGCATCAACCCAACTACACTAGCATAGATGTTATTTGACATCCAACCGGTATCCCAAGCGGCCAATTTCTTACTGCGTTTTTCCACACGCAAGCTTGAAAGCTTAATTTCCTGATCGATGGCTTTATCCAACTGAGGTGCTTTTCGCCGAACATTTCGAATAAATTGCTCCATGCCTTTTATTTTTACACTTTTACTCATGTGAGAATCACAACCGTTGAATTTCGATGCCACTTCGTCTGATAAACAGATCTTTCTAAACCGTCATATTCGAGTTTGGAAAACCCTTTGTGGATTCCTTGTATATGCAATTTGAACGCCTTCTGATTATACTTTCCAAAAATTCCTATTTGTTCTTCACTTGATAATCCAGTTTTTTGGCAAAATTCAATTACTCCTTTTTCCTCAATGACATCATCTCCAAGATAACCAGGGACCTTTCTTTCATAGGTTATCTTGACTCGATCATTGTAAATCAACTAAAAAACCTCGTGATACCTTTACCCGCACGATATGTAGGTTTAGTATACTCATCAAAAATATCCAGATATTCATTTAAATAAGAAGGTTCCCATGTATATGAGCGCCCTTCTTCACTATCAGCAGTAGCCCCTTCACTGTTCCGCTTATTAAAGCGTTTGATAGAAACATCACGATGAATATAAGTCAAATCTTCTGGGATTTCCTCTAATTTAGAAGTTCCATTTTTTAGAGAGAATTGATTTAATACCGAAAGAATTCGCTGTTCACTATCATCAATAATTAAATTCAACAAGGAATCTTGCAAAGCATCATGTATGCCTAAAAACAACTTGATTTCATCTAACATTTCTCGCTTTTCACCTATTCTTCAGTTATTGGCTCAATTGTTGCTTCAACAACACCAGCAGGAATTTCTGGAAACAATTCTAATGCATTCATGAATAGAGATTCATAAGTTGCATTACGTAATGTACGACCACGAGTAGCTGAAATGAATCCTGTCTCATCTACAAAATCAACAAAAATTTCTCCCAAATCAGACGCTCTCATATCTAAATATGCCAAAACAATATTATCTACTGCAGTAGAGTAAATTTTATTTTCTGGAACAGCATTCAGCACAACTACATTGTTTGCTCCCAAGAAATTTTTCAATAATGTCATTCCGAAAACATTTGATGCATCGGCTAAAACTTTTGTATCACCAAGATAAGTAGCCACATCCATCGGATTGACAAAAGAAACAAATTCTGAACCATCAAACTCTTCGAATGTGCTTAATTTTCCCCAAGATTGAGCTAATACTTTTTGTAGTCCAGATTCAGTGATTTTTGTAGGAGTAGTACCTAAAAAATTAACAAAATTCTTTTTTATTTTCCCTTGAATTTGACGTAACAATTTATCATCCGCTTGATCAATGGCCATAGAAGCACCATGGCGTGCGATAGATTCAGCAGAAACAGCACGTCGCCATTTATTAAAGCTTACTTGAAAAGATTTTCCTTTTCTTCGTGTTACTTTTGATAAAGGAATATCTTCTCCTTCAGCTACTGAACCATCTTTCAAAGTTGTTTCCCAGTCATACATTTGAATTTTCATATCTTTAGATAAAGTCTCTTTGCGTGTAACTCCTAATAATTCGAGCAACTCTTTGATACCAACTTCAAACCGATTAACAAAATCAATTGATTTAATCTCTCCTAAGTCATCCATCGTTGTTAAATCATTTTCGGCGAAATATTGTAATTGCATTTTCATTAATTGTTTATTATTCGTTTTTGACATATTTTTCATGTGATTTTCCTCCTAAAATAATTCTCTGTTTGCAGCAATCATTCGCTGACGTTCAGAAGTGTCTTTGATTGCCATGATTTCAGCTTTAGTCATTTGACCAGTACTAGTACCGATTTTTGTTTTATTTTTAGAAGCTAGTCGTTCATTGACCTTGGTTTCTACCGCTTTATCCCATTCCTCTCGGATAGCTTTGACATCTTCGAGAATTTCTTCAGCTGTTTCACCATTGATACGAGAAGCAAAATCTGCTGGCATTCCTTGTTTAGCTAGTTGCTTGCCTTTCTCAACGAACAATTGCTCTTTTCGAAATTGTTCTTTTTCTTTTTCAAAATCTTCCCGTTCTTTATCGAAAATCGCTTGTTGCCTTTCTTTTTCTGATAACTTTGCTAAACGAGCTGCTTCATTCTTTTGTTCTTCTAATTCTTTTTGCCATCTTGATTTCTTGGTTTTAATGATAGAATCAACATCTTTATCGTCTTTGAAACCAAATTTTTCCTTGATAGCAGCCAATTGCTCTTCATTCAATTCATCGATATTGAATTCTGTTTCTGTATGATCTCCCGAGTTATCATCTCCACCGTCTTCAGCGAAGAATTGTAGATTCAATGGCATAAATAGTTTCTTATTTGTTTTCATGATTTGTTACTCCTTCCATATCTTTTTACGTGGATAAATGCTTGCACTTCCATAGCTTTTAAAGTCTTCAATGCTTGGACAAAATAAAAAGCCCAGCGGCTGCTAGACTTCAATTTCTTGAATTAGTTGTTGTTTCGCTACTTCCATCATGCCGATAGCGTTAAGAGACGTACTTTGTGTGTAAAAGGACGAGATAATTCCATTCTGATCTACACCAACCACAACAATACTTTCTGCATCTTTAAAGAATTCTTTTGATTGATCCATGAACTCTTCATTGCTCACACCACGTTCTTTCTTACGCTTCAATTCTTTGAAATCCATGGGTACCTCCTATAATTGCTATTTAACACATAACTGTGAGATACGTGGATCACCCTCACTTTCCGCCATGCCGGCTTTTGGATTCCGTTGTATCAAAATCATGTGGTTCTTTTTTATTAACTATGTTCCATCCAGTTTTTAAAATTGTAATAGTAATAACCAACGATAATGCTATTAAAGGTAATCCGACAAGCATTAGGACAAATTTCATCATCATAGATATCACTCCTATTCTTCATAACCTAATTCTGAATCATCCGGTACTATCCCAGTTCTGCAGCCCACGTGATAAGGTGGGGCAGTCACTCCTGGCTGATATTCTGATATCAGGTAAGACTTGTCTTCACGATTTACCCGTAAACAAATATCGGTTGTTCTATTATCAACATGCACATTATTTTTGTACCTTGTTAAACCAAACTCCTCAAAACGTTTAACTGCAGATAAATTTATGATATTTGTTCCATCAGTCCTCACAATTGCTTCAGCCCTACTTTTGGCCACATTGTATTTTTTACGTAATTCACGTGCCATCTCTGCTGGACCATTCCCTCGAATAAATCCTTGAGTAAGAACTTTTTTCAAATCTTTAGCAAGATCATCTGTATTTCCCCAAATGCTGGAAGAATAATTTTTCCCATTAAATGGAGTTTTTACAATCTGTTCCAAAGCAGCTTTGTTCAATGTGCTTTTAGAGTTTCCGCCGATTATTTTACGATAGGCATATTGAGCTACTTCTTTTAGATATCGATCGAACGACTTATGCAATGCCCCACTCATTTTGCCTAGATACCATTCGATATCCAGATATAATGCTTCAAGCCGTGTCACTTTTCCAGCTTTGTATTGTTCATTTAGTCGCTTCAAAAGTTCAGAGTCTTTTTTAGCCTGTTTAAGATACTTCTCAGCATTCAGTCGATAATCAGATAAATCTTCACGCATGAGTCTTTTTTTTGCTTCCTGTACAGAGATTTTATTCTCCTTGGCATATTGTGCATAGAAAGCGTAAATCTCCTTCAAAACATTTTGACGACTCTCAGTGTAAATGGCTTGTAATTCATCAAAGAAATCAATATCTGTTCGATCAACATAAGCCATAATTTCGTCCATACGTCTTGACCAATAATTAGTTGATTTCTTCTTCATTTTCTTAACCATTATCATTTACACCCGATTCTGGTCTTCTTTGATTCGGAGTTTCACCAGCTTCTTCTTTGATTCGTTCCAACTCAACTTCAGGATCTACACCAGTAACTGTTTTTAGGATTTCAAAGAGTGTCTCATCAGAAACTTGTCCCACAAGTTGACTTGCCAGTGCAACAATTTCGCTGTCTGACTTAGGAACATTAGCAGTAAAAATTATGTTGGTATCATTAATTTGATCATAAGCAACAGAATCATTGCCTTTAATACGCCAAATATTGACCGCTAATCGTAACCGTCGCATCAAACCTTTTTCAAATAAACGTTGTTGCATCACACGACGATTATCAGCTGCCATTAATTTATATTTCATTGCTTCGCCTGATTGTATACCACTGAAATTTTCATCTAGAGTATCTGGTGTAAATGTAAATCTTAATATGTCATTAACGAGACGTTTCTTATATGCTTCAGCACCTTCAGTATCATATTCCTTTACTAAGTAAAAGGCATTTGGCTGTGCACCATTAGGATTGGGATTGTCATCCAAATACATCACTTTCGCACGTTTGAATGCTAACGAAACAGCAAGCCGTGAATTAGGAACAACATTCCCCTCTTCATCCAAATCATTTTGAGCTGTTCCTGTATAAGGATTTCCTGCTACCACAAGAATTGCATCCATCGTATCTTGTTGATAGTTTGCAAGCTCTGATTGCGATAAATCATAAGCATCGATCGAATCTAAAACTGGTTCATATGCTCCAGTACGATCTTCTGTATTCGAAAATTCGTTGATTGGAACACCACCAAATGAATAATCATCAAAGTCTACTAATTTAAGTCCTTCTTTATTCTGATTACTATTTACATATACATAAATCATGTCAGAAGTGTAAACATTTATAAAATCTTTTCGGATACCATCCCCATAATCAATGGTATAGTAATAAACACCAAAAAGAGATCTTTTATCCGTCGTG